GCGGCGATTTGTTTGGCTTTCCACTCCTCCAACTTGACCGTCTCCAGCCCGTACTTGGTGGCGATGGCCAGTTGCTCTTGATACTCCGTTTCGATGTCGGCGAGTTTCTTTTCCTTGTCGGTAAAGAAGAAGGCCTCGTAATCGGCACGCGCCTTCGTTTCAGCATCGGCATCCTCCTTGCGGTATTTCTCCCGCAGTTCGGTCAACTCCAGCAGGTACTGGTCTTCTATCGCCTTCAGAGCGTTTGCCTTCTCCTCGGCCGTCATCTTCAACTTGTCCAACTGAGCCATCTGCTCCGTCAGTTCATCGCCCAGACGCTTCTCGGCCAGTTCGCGCTCCGACAAGTTGAACTCCTGCTGACGGTTTAACTGCTCCTCCCAAAAGGCATCTCTTGCCTCCGCCTCTTGGTCAAGAATGGCCTTGTCTTCCTTTGCCCATCCCGCCTCCATCTCTTTTAACTCCAAGCGGTACTTGGTGTAGATGTCATCGATGAGTTCCTGGCCCGCTCCGATGGCTTTTGCCTTCTCCAATTCGTCGGCACGGGCATACTCCAACTCTTTACGTGCGCGGTCGCGGTCGTCGGCGATTTTCGCCAACGTAATCTCGCGGTCTAACTTGCGAGCCATCTCCGCACGGGCCTTGGCGTCTTGGGCTGCCTTGCGTGCGGCCTCCTCCGCCTTGCGTAGGGCTTCTGCTTTGTCTCTTTCCGCTTGGGCGGCAGCGTTCGCGGCCTCCGTCTGCTTGCCCTCCACGTAAATCAGTTCTCCGGTGACGCGAGTCAGGCGTTCGGTGATGTCGGCTACGTCTTTGGACGCGCTTTGCTGCCCAGCCAAGGCCGAAACCAAGTAGCCCCACGTTCCCAAATAGTCGTACCACTGCTTCTCCGCCTGTTCCACCGCTTGGGCCTCCGCTTCCAACAAGGCTTGTTGCAAGGCTTTCTGTTCCGCACGCAGACCTTCCAAGCGGATGTTTTCGCGGATGGCATTTGACAAACGCTCCTCGCTTACCGCCTGCTCCAAAGTGAGACCTTGGAGTTCGGGCATGATTTTCTGCAACTCGCGCAGGGCTTGATTCCTCGCAGTCAACGAAGCGGTGCTGTTCTCGACAATGTTTGAGAGGAACTGGGTGCTGTTCGTGAATTCGTTTACGGCATCCGAGCCCGCTTTGGCGGCCTCCTTCATCGCCTTCATCCCCGCCGTGGTTCCCGTAAAGAAATCGGAAATCTTCTCCCAGTTGTCGATAATCCATCGGAATCCTTCCACGATGAGGAAGATAGGAACGGCCTTGATTGCCGCCCCGAGGATTTTGAACGAGCCACCCATCCGTCCTACTTGGCGCGAGGTGGATTCAAACCTCCGCTGAAGCATTTGCAGGTTGCGAGGCAGCAAGTCCTTAAACAAGTTGAGGCCGTCTTTCCACCCACCTGTGGCTTTCGTTCCCGCCTCCGCTCCTTTGCGGCCGGTGTTTTCCAACTTGGATTGTGTCGCTTCGGCAGCCCTACCTACCTCTTCGATGGCGGCTACGGCCTCCGAGGAGTCCCCAGCAATTTTAATATCTGTTTGTTGCATTGTGCTTAATCATGTTCTTACGCTCGCGCAGAGGCTTGTCCATCGAGTACAACCCATAAAACCGGTTAAGGATGGGATGCCCGTAAACCGTCCGCGCTTGGCCTTGTTCAATAATTGCGGGGATGCGGCACCCCACGATGTTCAACCACTGCTTCATTCCCAGTTCATAAATACGCCATCCTCAAACAAAATCTCATCCGAGTTTTCCCACAAAGCATCGCCCTCATCTGTCACATCCGGAACCATCCGTTTGATAGTGCTAATGCGGTACATAGTTACATCGATAGCCCACATAACATCGCGGTTATTGGCCCCTGTAACGAGGATGCGGAACTCGCTGGGGTATCCGGAGATTGCAGAAAGCGTGATGTTCTTCGCTCCGCCGCCCGTGCTCTTGACCTCGGCGACCATATGTTGTCCAACTACGCGGGCCACGTTCTGAATCACCTGAACCGAACCAATCCATTCTTGATGGTGGGTGTGGCCTATAACTCCCGATGTTCCCCCTACCTCCGTAGCCACAACGGTGATGCGCATCGAGTAGATGCCTTCCTGCGCCAAGTAAATCTTGCCGCTTTTAATCTCCGTTGCCTCTGTAGGCGTGGCGTTGGTGGTGTATTGGGTCAACTGAAAACCCGAGATGGCAATGGGAACGTCGCCGTTGCTGCTGGTGTGGACGGTCGTCTCCTGTCCCTCGAAAGGGTAGGGAGGTTCCGTTCCGGGGATGGGGTTGGTTGGCCCCGTGTCCGTCGGAGTTCCGATAGGGTCTTGGTAGTCAAAGCCTCCACCCGGCACGCGCCAAAAGCACTCGCCGATTTCGCTGTCCCACGCGTACCCATAACGAACGCAGCACTTGGCCGTTCCGGCAGTGGGGTTGCCCTCGGTATCCACAAAGGAGATGGTTCCGTCTGCCTCAAAGCGGTCGATGACGACATCGCAGTCGTAGGCACCCTTTTCCAGCACCTTCACCAGCGTCACCTTTGCCGGCTTATCCCCGTCGACGTTCCACCCGTTGATGGAAACCACGCGCCAGTACCCATCTACAATCCAAATGGCGTCGCTCCATTCCAATTTGCGCACGTCTTCGGCAGTCAAATACATGGTGCATTCCAGCGTGCGGCAATCCTCCGAGTACAACTCGTTGATGTATGCGGCCCAAAACTTCCGGTAGCATCCGTAGTCCATGGCTTCGCCGATGGCCCAAAACTGGTACGGATGTGGATGCCAAGCCAGCGCCCAACTCTCCTCGTCGGTGACCGCCTCGCTGTACATGGTGAAGTTCGGGTAGGAGAAGGTCTCCGTTCCGTCAATCCAAAGGCCAAAAGGCACCGTCCGCAGGCCGTGGTAGAAAGCGAGAATCGGCCCTCCCGTCGCAGGCTTGTCGTCTCCCCCGTCGTATTGGAAAAGGTGGTGCCAGCGGTAAGAGTAGATGAACTGGTTTGCAACGGACGACTTCAGGAGGCTGAGTTGGTGAGGCACAAACGTCCCGCCTATGGTTTCCTCTTCTGTGGCAAAGGCGTTCGTGTTTTCATATCGGTATGTTCCATAGACCTCGCCATTCAGTTCTTGGAAACCTTGATTCTTGTGGTCGTTGCCTTCGGCATCGCTGAAAATCAGCGTTTTCTTCTGCAAGTCCGTTGTTGGCTTCATCAACATCGGAGAGTTCATATCCAACTTGGCTGTCCAGTCCTTCGTTTTGTCTGCGGTGGCGATGAAGTCGGGCCATGGTTCGCACTTGATGTAGACGCTTTCTTTTGGCGCAGGAGCCACCACAAGGTTGAACTTGGTGATGACCGCCTTCAGCCAGGCATCGACGGAAATCTTGGGAAAGTTGGCTATGACGTCCACGATGCCCACGCTACCGCTTTGGTAGTTGACCATCTGAACGTAGGTGTTTTCGCCTGCGTTAATCGTCAGGCTGGAAACTCCGTAGACGTTCGTGTAGAACCGAAGTTCTTGTCCCTCGGCCAAGGCGGCCCAAAAGTATCGGAAGTACTGGTAGGTCTGCCCTTTGGCATAACTTTCCTCGTCCGTCAGCGTTGTTTGTGGTGTTTGAGTCACCGTGACAAATGAGTACGTCCCGACCCCCGCAGCAGTCGTGACCTCCATCGCCCAAATGAACTGGAAACTTCCTGTAAAAGGAGCCACAAAAACACCCGAGGCAAAATGGTTATCAGGGTCAAAGTTGGGCGAGGCTTCATTGGTAGGCAGGAACGTGTTTAAGAGGGATTCTTGGTAGGTGATGGTTTGGTTTGCAGTCAATCCCACCTTGCCGGAGTAGGTATTACGACCGACCACGCGCTCCGTCTGCGTGCCGAGGAACATGTAAATCTTGGCAAAGTCCGCAGAGTCGATAAAGTTGCTCTGCAAAACAAAACCCGACCGCTTCACCACTTCCAGCAACAGCCACTTGAGTTGAATGGCAGGGCGGAACTGAAACGGACGCATCTGCCGAGTGCCGTCAGAAAAGACGGAAGAGGCTGCCCCTACCCCTGGACCTGTATCCGGATGGCCCCACCACTGACTTTCCTCATCTTCGTTGTAAACGTGTAAGGCATTGTCCGTCATGGGGTAAACGATGACCCCAGCCCCTACCGCTCCAAACGTGATGTCATTTGTCAGCGTCCAAGAGTTGATGATGTTGGTCGCCGTCAAAGCGTGGTCTAAATCATCGTAGGGGTTGATGTCGTCGCCCCGGAAAAAGTCGGCCCAGTTTTTTCCGCGCACCTTCTCAAACAAAGAGGCCGTGGAGGACATAACCACGCACCGATACATCTGCTCCTGAACATCTACCTCGAGGAGTTGCAGGATGCCTTGGAAGATGATTCGGCCGTCATTTAATACCTCGGCCGTCGTTTCCGCGTATGCGCTGAAGGTTCCCGTGGCGATGTTGGCCTCGTAGTAGTGCCCAAAGAACTGGTTGTTCGTCCTGGAAAAGGGCAGTTGAAAGGAGTTTGAGTGCGGAGCGTGGACGGCCGTGAGGTCGGAGATGTCTTGGATTTGGAAGTTCATCTCCACCGAGGCTCCCACCAAGTCCAACTCGACCCCGCCTGAACCTGATTGTCCGTGTGCGTAAATCTGTACCATCACCGCAGTTCTTTCGTGCGCTTGGCATCGCGGAACTCGAAGTCGTACTGAATCAACTTGTCATTCAGTTCGGTTTGGATTTCGAGGTCTCTTGTCGTCAGCACCACCGGAATCCAACTGCTCAACTCGTAACGGAGGATGCGCTGAGAGAGCAGGAGGTCTTTAAACACCGCGTTGTAGGACTCTTCGTAAAAGCCACTGGAAGCCACGTAGGACGATTCTAACTCGCTGTTGGTCACCCGCGTGCCTCCGTCATTTACCGCTCGGGCATAGGGAACTCCCGGCCCTGCCTGAAACCAGTTGCCCCCGATGGAGTCGTAATTCTGTTGGCTCACCTTCACCCTGGGTTTCAACGCGTTGCGGAAGTTGATGTAGTCCCACCCGCCGAGCGAGTTCCAAAACGCCAACCTCGTATAGGGGTACTTGCACTCTTCGTCGAGGAAGACCGTGTACGTCCGACTCACCTTGGGGCTGCCTGTAGCCGTTCCCGATTTCAGAACGACCGTGTAGTGCGTCCACCCAGCATTTGCGCTTGGCCGCATCGAGGTGTTGATTGTTTGGGTCTCCAAGTTGTTTGGATAGATGCCGATGTACTGCAACTTGTTTGCCGCCGTGCTGGTCGCAGGGACGGTAAAATGGTGGCTGTTAAGGGCCGTGTTGCCGGAGAAATACTGGATGTACACGTAGCGCGACCCCGTGTATCCTGTGTTGATAAGCGTGACCGTCCCGTAGTCCTTGACCTGCGCATAGATTTCCGTGGGCAGGATGCTCGCAAATTTGCTGGTTGTCCCATCCGGTATGTAGGTATCGTTGATGCCTTGGTCGTAGGGGCTGTACACCTGCTCGAATTGCGCGTTGACGAAGGTGGCCGTGGTGCTGATTTCGTCCAAGTATTCCACTGGCTCGTCGTTGGCCGTGGGAGCCGATTCAAATCCGAACTTAATCGTGATGAATTTGTAGGCCTTGGTGAACCCGGTGAACATCGCCGAGGCATGGATGCCCTCGTCTTGATAGACGTAGTCGCTGACGATGCGGTGGATGTCAAACACCCCTGCGTTCGCTGAGTTGGGCAGTTGTTTCAACTTGGCCAGTTCCGTGCCTCCATCGAACACTTGGCAGATGTAGCGGAACTTGGGGTCGGTCACATTCACCCCGTCGTAGACCACATAAACCGCGAGGTCGTTGGCTCCGAGGATGGAATGAGAAGGTTGGTAGTTGATGGTCATATCGTAATCTTAAAAGTGACCTCCATCTCTTCAGGGAAGTTCTTTTTCAAAAAGTCCTCCACGTCCATCTTGAATGCAGCCTCAAGGCGGGGGATGGACTGGTTGTAAAGCATCTCGAAGGGGTCGCTGATAAAGTAAGTGGGCCTGATTCCATAAAGGTACACGCTTCGGGCTATGCGCTTAATCATCTGTTGGCGAGGAACGAAGCGGCCCTTCTCGTCGCGCAGGTCAGGCAGACCCTTGACGATGGCCCATCGGTCGATGGCAGGAATCAACTTGCCCTTCGGCCCCGTCCCTGAGCCAAACTTAAAGGGGCTGTTGGGAGCCTTGGCGTTGCTCGCAAATCCTTGCACCCCTTTGTCGACAAAGTTCCAATAGGGCGACTTCTTGAAGGGGAAGGTCAAGGAGAACTCCTGCCCCGTCAGAGGCATCTCCCACACCACATCGCGGTACAAGTTGCCCGTGGCATTCTTGTTTTCTTTGTCAAGGGTCTCCCGAGCGATGGAGGCGATGCGGTTGGCCACCGTGGACATCTCGAAGTAGAGATGCTTGGCGGAGAAAAGGGCCGTCTCACCTTTCCACGTTATCGGAAACTCAATAAAGGGCATCGCACAAATTCAGCGGGTTCGGCACGTTGATGTCGACCTCCACTCCCCATCCCGTGAGCATGTTGTTGAACCGTGCGGTGAACGGGGTGAGGTTCAGCGGAAATCCAATGACCCACTTGCCAGGAACGAACTGCCCCGAGGTGCTGGCCGCGAGGTTGAACTGCGCCACGATGTCGCGCATGATGAGGTGGGTTTCCGAATACACCTGAATCAAATCGACCCCCTGCTGCTCCTCGATGACGAGGTCGGCCACCACAAACTCGTAGGTAAACGTCTCCGAGTTTTCGTTCGTGGTCACCCGAGTACACTGCGCGTAAAACAGCGGGTACATGTCGATGGTGATTTTGTCGATGTCCAACTCGTCGATGGCCGTGGTGTAGAACGCTCGGATTTGGTTGTGGTTTGCCGCGAGGTTGCGCAGGATAGTGTCGATGTCAGATAGCGTTACCATTGATTTTGTTCGTGTTAGCGTTCAGGTCGTTTTCGTACGCAAGGTAGGTAAGCACCTCCTCCACCCGCAGGTTCGTCACCGCCTCAAACCGAAGAATGTCGCCTTGAGCCAGCCCGTGAATAACTTGATACCAACCCCACTTCGACCCCATCTTGGACTGCTCGCCTGCAAAGAGGACTCCGTAACGCGCCCAAATACCCTCCCGGTATCGTAAAAAAAAACCATCGCGCCGAGGGCTACGTTCATCGGACACTCGAGCATCTTGTCGCGTTGGCCGGGTGAGGGCTTGTAGGGTTGAATCTCGTACAGCGGCCCCATCGACGAAACCACGGGGCGGTACATCACGGACAGCACGTCCGGCAAACTCTCCCAAACATCGCCCTTGCAGTACTCTTCCAAGTCGACAAACTCGCCGAGGGACAACTCGCTCCAGTCGGGGATAAATCCGTACTCCACGTTCCCGAGAAAGAATCTCGGCACGAGGGGAAACTCCTCCGTTTTGGGTGGCTCCATCAACTTGACCATGATGCGTGCAATCTTGGCCACGTCCGCAAAGGCGATGCGCTGAACCATCGGCTTGGGCAACCCGCACAAGATTTCGATGCCCAAACGGACAGCGTCCATCCCCTCCTTGGGTGGGTCGTTTGCCTTGGCCAACTTGATGTAGGTTCCGACGGTGACGTCGGCCATCGTCTCCGGCACTTGGATTCGTTTACGAGTAGACATAGTGGCCCGTTTTGCGCATTATCTTGTTAAGGCAAATGTACCTAACGGCATCGACGATGTGGTTGAAAGCGTCGACAGGCTGGTTCAGCACCTTGCCGTTTTTGTCGGTCATCCACTTGTAGTTCCTGAACTCCTTTTGAGCGTTGACATCCTCCTCGCGGACGTGGAGGCGGTACCTGCGCATCAGGTCGATGCCGATGCGAACGGAGTCCGGCCCCTTCTTCGAGGGCTTGATGTTGAATCCCATGCGGTGCAGTTCGTCGATGGATTTGGGTTCGGCGGAGTCGGCTATGATTTCGGCCCTGCGGTCGAGGCCCAACCTGCGCAACTCGTCTGCGATGTCGGTGTTGGTCATCCGTGTTTGGTAGAGCAACTCCTCCACGTAGAGGTCGTCCCCGTCAAGGTAGACCAGCACCAAGGCCGTGGGGTCGTTGGCGTAGCCCCAGTCCATCCCATACGCCAGTGGCTTGGCCGTGGCCGGAACCTTGGAGTAGATGCTGAACTGGAAGATGGTCTCACGGGATTGCCCGCGTTCTCCCAAGCCATAAACACGCCAGTACATCTCGTCGATGGTTTTCAGGCGTTCGATTTCCGCGATGGTCTCCGCGTTGAGGTATGGGTTGTCGAGGTAGGTGGTCTGAAAGAAGGCCGCGTCGTCCCGAGGAATCACCTGCTCGTAAATCCAGTGGAACTCGTCCGACGGGTTGTAGTCGATGATGACACGGTCGGTGGTTCGCAGCACCAACTGCTGCCAGTCCTCAAACCGTAGTTCGTTGGCTTCGTTGATGAAGAGGATGTCTCTCTTCCGGCCGCGCACCTTTTGCGCTTGGTCGACGGAGATGAACTCCACGAGGTTTCCAAAGAGGAGGTAGTTGGCCTCGGACTTGTTGTGGTGTTCCTCGGAGTAGATATTCTCGCGTTCCAGGATTTCGAAGAAGTCGCGCATCACCGAGCCACGCAACGAGGGAAAGGACTTTCTTGCGATGGTGATGATGGCCCCGCTGTTTTGATTCTTGAAGGCCAACTCGATGAGGGCCAAGAGGATGGAGTACGTCTTCCCGCTTCGCGTTCCGCCTTGGTGGACTTGGATGCGCTTGTCGCAGTTCTTGACGTGGTAATAGGTGGCCGCGAGTTTCACTCCTTAAACCACGACAGAGGTTGATGGGGGTGAATCTCCACCTCCTGCCGTTCCACGTAGCCACGAGCCTTCCCTTTCGTTTTGAGGAAGAAGATGGTGGCGGCGGGGTTTCCCTCCTTGACCAGTTTGTAGAGGTGGCTTTCGGCAAAGTCCAAAACCGAGTCGTTGATTTCGTTGACTCGCTTCCGGTACTCTTCGTCCTCTTCCATCCAGTTGTAGTGCGACCTACGTGAGACGTCGGCGGCCTTGCACGCTGTTGACACGATGCCCAAAGACCTCTCCAAGGCTTCGAGCAAGTCCTCTTTTTTCTTGTGCATTTTGTGAAAGTAAATGGGGAGGTCAACGTCCCCCCCCATTCGTTCAGGTATTGGGTAGAACGTTCGTTGCTTCTTTGGTGGCTTTCTTGCCAGTGAACTCTTCCCACCGCTTTACGATGACGTCGCAGTACTTGGGGTCGAGTTCAATTCCGTAGCATGCTCGCCCTGTTTGTTCGGCGGCGATGACGGTGGTGCCTGAACCCAGGAAAGGGTCGTACACGATTTCTTTGGGCTGTGAGGAGTTGACCATCAGGTAGGTAAACAACTCGACTGGCTTCATCGTTGGGTGGTCGGCATTCTTACTTGGCTTGTCGAACTCAAGGATGGTGGTCTGCTTGCGGTCGCTGTACCATCCGTGTCCTGCTCCGGCCTTCCACCCGTAGAGGCATGGTTCGTGCTTCCACTGGTAATCTTGGCGGCCCATCACCAAGGCGGACTTGTTCCAAATGAGGCATTGCTTTACCTCTTGGCCGCAGTCTTTCACGGCCCCTCGGAAGTTGTACCCTTCGGAGTCGGCGTGCCAAATGTAGAAGGCTGCCCCTTCGTTCATGTTCTCAAAGGAGAGTTGCAGGAACTGAAAGAGGAACGTGCGGAAGTCGGAATCGCTCATGGAGTCGTTTTCGATTTTCAACTTCTCCTTTGTGCCTCCTTGATAGTCGACGTTGTAGGGTGGGTCGGTGAGGAGGAGGTTTGCTTTCTGCCCTGCCATCAGTCGCGCCACGGTGTCCGGCTCACGCGAATCTCCGCAGATGAGTCGGTGGTTGCCCAGCACGTAAACGTCCCCCAGTTGTGTGGTTGCCTCTTTGGGTGCGGCGGGAACCTCGTCGGGGTCGGTGAGTCCTTCCTCGGTCTTCTCGGGTACCCACACGTCGAGACCCCACGCTTCCAACTCGGCGGCATCCCATTCGTTGGCCAAGATGTCCCAGTCCCACTCTCCGTAGCCTACGTTGTCTTTGATAATAAACTGGCCGTTTTTGTCGCTTTCCCAGTTGGCGATGTAGACGGGTACCTCTTTGAGTCCTGCTTCGAGGCACGCTTTAAGGCGCATGTTGCCGCCCAAGACCACCCCGTCGGGGGAGCAGACGATGGGACGCGCTTCGAGCATCTCCGGGAAGTCGCGGATGGATTGTACCAACTTGGCAAACTTGTCATCCTTGATGACTCGCGGGTTGGTGGGGTTGGGTATCAGTTTGGTTGTTGGCCACAACTGAAAGGACTGCGGGTGCTGTTTGGTCTTCACTTCTCGAGCAGTTTGTAGAGGGCGATGACCGCTTCTACGTGTACGTCAGGATGGAATCGCAGGTCTTCCAAAGATTTGGAGAGGTAGGCTATCTCTTTGTTGACCACCTTGGTCAGCGTGGTTTTGTCTACCGTGGTGGTGCGGGAGGTTCCTTTCGGCCGGCCGGAGGGGTTTCCGGATTGTCCTTTTACGAATGGCATGGTTGGTTCTGGATTTCTTTTGCGCGGCTATCCCACGCGTGTCGTACAAAAAAGTTCTCGCGCTCCCCGGCCTTCACCCACTTGCGGTAGCGTATCAACTTGCGCTCGGCTTTCAGGGTCTCGACTGCGCCTGGTTCGCTGAGGTAGAACTTGTCGTTAAACTGAAAGACCAGCCCTTCGTCCATCAGGTGGGAGAGGGCGGCGGTCAAAGTTTGGTGTTTCATGTTCGTGTACTTCCGCAGTTCGTCCAAGTTGAAGCAGTGCTTTTGGAGGCTGACGTACACCACCTCTTTGTTGGTGGTGATGCGATTGTTGCGGATGTTCTCGTAGAACGTCTCGAGGCTTTTTTGACTCATCGTTTGTCGTTTGATGGTTTCTTTAGTCGCAGGAGGCTTCGTATGCTCCTTGGAGTTCTTGCAACATCGAGGCAAGGCAACTGCCGCACCCCTGCACCTTGCGGTTCCGCTTGAGGACGTCTTTGTAGAGTCCTTCGAGCGTCGCAATTTCCGCTCCCTTCATGACCTCTCCTTCTTTGCGGTCGGCGAAGGTGGTGCGCCACAAGGTCTTCTGCACCTCGTTCATCGGCACCGCGTAGGGGAACGCCACGTTGAGCCAGCGTTTGCGTTTGTCGCACCCGCAGTCGTCGCCAAGCACCGCTTTGGCTACCTCGGCCACCCCGGTCACCTCGAGGACTTTCTCGACGGTGTCGCCCAAGCCTTTGGAGCGTCTTGTGTACTGTCTCTTTGCCATGCTGTAAAGTTAGGTGATTGCTTTGATTAATTCCTGTATCTCTTTGTTGTAGTGGTCAATCCATTGTTGAGCGTTGTCCTCGCTCATCTTGAGGGTGCGATGGCTTTTGACCATCAACTGCTCCGCTGTGCCTTCCCCGTAGATTCCGTCCAGACGGCATCCAAAGATGTACTGCTGTCCGTTGCCGTAGAGGTTGCAGGCGGGGCATTGGGGTTTGACGTTCATGTCGTCCCAACGAGTCGCGTACTTGGCCCGCGTCACAAAATGGCCTGCGTGCATCTTCGTCCAGTGGTTGCTTTTGCCACAGGTGAAGCACGCAACTATCCCTGCGTGGTCGGCATCCTTCATGCGCACCCACTTCGAAAAAACGATGTCTAACTTCTTGCGTGTTGGTGCTTTCATTGCTTCGCGCATTCAATGGCGCGAAATAACTGAAAAGCAAGTTGAGGAACAATAGCATTGCCGTACGCCTTTAAGGATTCGTTTCGCCACTTTGGAAAGGTAACTCCGTCCAATTCACGGGGAAGCCCATCATTTCCGCTACAAAGCGGGGATTGAGTTGGGAAGTTTTCCCACGGGTTGGGTCGTGCATCGCGTGAGCCAGCGTGTCTCTTTGCCTTGTTGGGTCGGGCCTCGTGCACCCTCCCTTGGGGTCGCTGGTTGCCGTTGGCGTAGGAAGCCACCCACCAAATTCTGTCCCGTCGGTGGGGTGCGCCGACACCAGCAGCAGGAAGGATGCCCGTCCAAACCTCGTACCCCAAATACTCCAAGTCAGCGCACACCTCTTCGAAGACCACTCCCCCGTTCCAATTAAGCAGGCCGCGTACGTTTTCGCCCACAACGTAGGCCGGGGCAACCTCCAATACGATTCTACACATCTCGGGCCACAGGTGGCGTTCGTCGTCCTTTCCAAGTCGCTTCCCTGCGCTTGAGTAAGGTTGGCAGGGGAACCCCCCCGTGAGGATATCCACGTGTCCGCGAAAAGGTCTACCGTCGAATGTTTTGACATCGCTGAATGCTTGTGAACCTGGAAAATGGTGTGCCAATACGCGCTGGCAAAAGGGGTCTCTTTCCACGTGGAAGACATTTGTCC